TTATCAGCCCAATTTTGCCAACCCCACATGTCTTCTGATCCGTAGACGTGAGGATTTTGTTCAGAATTATTAGCCATAGAAGCTCTGGTATTTCTAGAAGGTCCGGGATTAACTCTATTAGAGGACTTTAGATATTTGTCCTGAGATAGGGCCTCTCTAACATACGCCATGTTTTGAGTTGTTTTAGCCCTGTAGTCAGAGTTTTGTCTCAGGGTTTTCCAAGACTCATATGGCGCATTTGAAGAATTAATAGCCATTTTTATTTCTATCTAAGATGTCTTTAAACAAAAAATCAAAATTAGAGTTTAAAGAAAAGAACGTATAACTCAATGTAAATCATGGCTACCAGCAAAATGTCTCGGCCTGGGGCAGAAGAAAATGGCACTTTAGAGACCATAAGTGCATTTGATTTTGGCGAACCTGAAGTCGTTCCCGTAGAAATCAGCGAAGGGAAGTTCTTGTACCTTAAAGAACCATGCGCAGAGGATCTAATCTATATCTCTAATATCAACGACGATAAGAAATTAGGAGAGATCGAAGCAACACTTCAAACGATTTGTATCCTTCATGCTCCTGAGGCTGGAGGCAAAAAATTGTCCATGAGAGATGCTAAAAGATTAACTGCAAGACAATTAAAAAAGATTGGCGAAGCCCTTGGTAGCTTATTAGGATCTGATGAGTGAGAAGTACTCTACAATAAGAAGGCATGACTATACCATATCTATAGTTGATAAGAATAGCAATGCTTTACATTTTAGAGATATCACGGGAGAAGACCTAGAATTTTTTGAGAGGTTTTTTGAAGAGAGCAAGGAATTATCAATAAGTGACGTTATAGATATACTAGAGAAGATAAACCTATCGACTATAAAGATAGGCCAATTAACACCAAAGGTCATAAAGGAAGTTTTTGAAATTGTAGTGAAAGAGATATTTTGCAATTTTATGCCGAAACTCAAATGGTTAGAGGTATGTTACGCTTTACAAAATAATTCTTTTGTTGCGATGAATTTTTTTGAGTCTCAACCCATGACTAAAATCATGGCAATGATTCAAGTCCATCAGGATGCAATATCCGAATTAAATAAATCGCAATCTAAATGACAGACGAACTAAGACTGAAACTCATATTAATCCTGTGCTCGATTGTAGTGCATAAGAATGATTCCGAGCTAAAAGGGTTTGTTAAAGTATGCTCTCATCACGTTACAGACTCCGATTTCAATAAGATAATGCGTAAGTCTCTTAAGATCTTAGAGCTTCAAAAATGTGGTAGCGAGAGCTGCCCAGATTGGTTAATGAATAACCTATTTGATTTGTACAAAAACGAACCAGAAGATTAAAGCTTATAAATGGCTATTTGTTTAAAGGCTATCTGAAAGGCCTCTTACTTTGCAAAGATTTAATTTATGGCTAATCCTGTAAACATCAATGTAGGCGCTCTACAGCGCCCCGGAGTGTTTGTTACTCAGTCCTCAACTGGTGGATTACCCCAGCCTTTGGCATCTCATGCCATTGGCTACATCTTTGGCTCTACACCTGTAGATCCATATGATGAAAATCCCCTGGACGAGTATTCATCTCTCCCCCCGTACCTACCAACACAAGTTGGTTCTTTACAAGACTGGATTCAAAAAGCCGGCGGTATCCCTACCGCTGCTAATAACCCCAAGTCTATCGCTTCATACGATTCCGTGAAAGCATTCTTCGAGAATGTTGGCGTCAACGGAATTCTATACTACACTCGCGTAACTCCTACTCCAGAATCCAAGGTCGTCGTGACCAAGGCTGCTGGATGGAACTTATTCTCATTAAAAGTTGGTGATCGTTACTTCGGGGATAAGTCCCTGGGTATCAATGATTCCGACGGCGTAGAGATCAGAGTTATTACAACTACTGCTCTTGATGCAAATGACAACGCGTTTGATATCGTAGGTTATCTTTCACAAGATGATCCTGACTTCAAAACGTTTTATAGAATCGAGCAAACAGACGAAGAAGCAAAACAAGCTACCTTCAGAATTTACTCTAAAGACGTTCGCGTAATCCCGACCATCCAAAGCTTCAAAGGTTATCAGATTTCTGATACCGCCTATGCGACTCCGACAGATGCAGGAACTATTAGTCGCTATGTTCCTATTAAAGAACTTGATTTTAGATGCGTTGCTAGAGACGTATCATCTCAAGAACCTATTCTTCCTATCTCTGGCTCTGCCATTGGTAATTTCTTAGAAGAAACATCTGTAACTGGAAAGACAGCTTCTGCTGGCTCGTTCACCGCTTCAACTGGCGTTGTTACAATGGGCTCAGGAGAGATCGCTAAGCTTAGCATTGGAGCTGATGCTCTTGCTGCTGGTGATAAAGTTGTTTTTGAAGGAATCAATCCTGGCCAAGCTGCTTATAGTTCTGCCGGTGAGCTTCCTACTGGAAATATTTTCTATAGCACTACATACGCTGTCTTAAGTGTATCTGGCGATACTTTTATCCTCGATAATGGTTCGAGTGCTGCTCTCACTTTTACGTCTGATGACGCTTTAGAAGTAAGAGTTCGTAGACTTGCCTATGACCCTGCTGTTCAAGCAGACGTATTTAAGGCAATCGAAGACTTCTTGCTTGATCAAGAGATCTACGCAGCTGACAGCAACATCCCAGATAACAAGATTGTAGCCGTTACTACTGACGAAAGAGTCGGAAAAGACGACCATATTAAATGGTCCGATGGATTCGCCGCTTATTATCAGTGGGATGCTGGCACTACCGCCTTTACTGCAGGAGCAGCTGGAGGAGGCCTAACCGAGGTTCCTAATGGAACGATCACTTCTGTAGGCGGTAATGTTACAAGAACCGGATATGTTCCTGACAGCGTCCAAGTTTTCTATGTAAACATCGCAGGAGAGAACAGAGTCATTATTGCTAATGGCGCTACCCCAGACGAGCTTACAGCAGACATTGTTAAGTCGCTCAAAGAAGTTATTGCAGAGAAAGAACTCGATCCTTACTATAATGTAGATGCAGTTACTGTTGACTACTCTGGTCTAGGAGCTGGTAACTTTGCACCTAACAACGGTGTTGCAATCTCCACCTCTACTGCTAATGCAGGTAAGCCTGCTCTTCGTCCTACAAATGACGGAAAAGCACTTACAGGAACTGTTGCAACAACAGCTTCTAACACAACTATCCAAGGATCGACTTCAGCTCAGAGCGGAACAGTTCAGCTCTTAGCAAGTGGAGCTTTATTGGGTTCAGGCACGGATTTCCTTTCATCTATTGCCGCCGGATATAGACTCCTAATTGGATCTGCTACATACGAAGTTGTTCAAGTCTCTTCTAACACTCAAGCTATTGTTAGTAACGTAGCTGGTGACACTATTGCTGCTGGCGCAAGCTACAGTTCAGTAGCAACCAGATTTACTGAGAGCCTTTATACCGGATCTTATGTTGTTATTAATGGTTACAGATTCGAAGTTGCAAGTGTAACTAACGACTCTGCTTTTGTTGTAACTACTGCTCCTGCATTCACTTCTAGTTCTACTACTGTTTACCTAGATAGTTCTATTGCTAACGGATTCTATCGTCACGATTATATCCTCAAAGTAAAAATTACTTCTAAGAACGGTATTCCTTCTCCTGTTGTTCCTGGTCTTAACAGATACGGCCAGAGAGATACCAACGTAGTTAGGATCAACTCGCTTTCTGAAGCTGCTGATTTCTCTGCTTATAAGTTATCTTCTAAAGCAAGAGCTCAGGATTTTGTCTATGCTATCGAGCAAGGCATGGGTGCCAGTGAATATCGCCCCGGTTTCCTCTTTGCCCCAGAAGCATATACAAGCTTCAAGCAAGAAACTGGTGTCCTTACCAAGAAAGAAGCAAGAGAAGAAAGAGTGAAAGTCTCTCAAGCACTTCTAAGAGCTGCCGAAGGTAAGCTTGGTGAAGTTGAGGGTATCTCTGGTACTCAGCACATCGCGCTCATCGATTGCGGAGCTGATGAACTCAGCTTGAGTGAAGTACAAGATGAACTCGCTTATGTTAAGTCTACAGCCGGTGCTCCTTTTGGTCACGGTGCTTTCTATGCCCCTTACATCAAGAACGCTGCTGATAGATTTGTTCCTCCTAGTGCGTACATTGCAGGTATTGCCTGCTCTAGATACGTTAACGAAGGATTCCAACAATCCCCCGCTGGTGCAAGATACCCACTAAGAGGAGCCAATGGCCTCCGCTTTGATATCACTGCTCAACAGCAAGAAGTTACATACCCTCTAGGCCTCAATCCAATTAGAAGCCTACCCAATAGAGGAATTGTTGCCTGGGGTGCTAGAACAATGAGTCCAAATGCTCTCTTCAAGTTTGTTAACACGAGGGCGATCCTTAACGTCCTTCTTGATGTTATGGCTAGGAGCTTCGACGATGTTCTCTTTGAACAGATCGATTCTGCTGGTACACTCTATTCTAGAGCCAAGTCTATTGCCTCTCAGGTCATGGGCCAACTTTATCGTCAGGGTGCGCTTTTTGGTGCAAGACCAGAACAAGCATATCTCGTTGTTTGCTCTGATGCCAACAATAGCCTAGCTGATCTGGAAAATGGAACATTAAGACTCGATGCTTACGTGGCTACATCGCCAACGCTTGAGCGTCTAGTTGTTACTGTGGTTAGAACACCTGCTGGTCAGGTTGCTCAGGTACAGGATTCGTTCTCTAGAAACGTAGATAGATTCGACTATCTCCTTAACCAAACTACCGTTTGATAATTAAAAATGTCTGATAATCAAGAACAGGTTATAAACTCAAAAGAGCCTCTATCTTCTCAACAAAAGAAGAAATCTGTGCATATAGAAATGTTCAGAGCTGGTGCTCAAATCAGCTCTACTGGGCAAAAATTAATGTTCACAGAGGAGGATCTGGATCAGGTTGTTGGGACCTATGTTCCTGGTGACCACGAGGCCCCTCTTATTATCGGGCATGATCAAACAGACGGAACCCCAGCATTGGGTTGGGTAAAAAATCTTTGGAGAAAAGGTAAGGCTTTATGGGGTAACGTTGAACTTACTCCTAAAGCTGAAAAACTAATTCGCGACGGAGTGTTTAAGAAAGTAAGTAGCTCGTTCTACTTACCCGAGGCTGAGACAAACCCTTATCCCGGAAAATTAGCACTTCGTCATCTTGGACTAGTATCAATTCCTGCCGTTAAAGGCCTAACCGCTTTTTCCGAAGGTGAACTTAATAACGAAAAAATTATTAACTTGACTCCCGAAGAGGGGGACATCACTATTTCGTTTAAAGAAGCCTTAGAAACAAACAACTTTGCTATGACTAAAAAGAAAAACAATGACGTAGTCAAGGAGGTCTCGGTCGATCAAACAGCTGATCATGCCGAGGGCGGAATGACCGTCAATATCAATATCGGCGGAGGCAAACCCTCCGTCTATGACGACTCAGGCAATGAAGTCAGCGAAACAGGTGCTCCTGCCGACTATAAAATGGAGTATGCTGCTGACGAAGAAACAGATGAAGAAATGGCTCCTGAAGCTGAATCCGAAGCCCCCGAGGGTGAAGGTGAAGGCGATGACATGGGTCTAGAAGATGAAGCTCCTACCGAAGAAGGTATGGGCGACGAAGAAGCTCCTGCTGAAGAAGGCATGGGTGATGAAGAAGCTCCTACCGAAGAAGGTATGGGCGATGAAGAGGGAGAAGGCAATGAGCCTGCTAAAGAGGACGGCGAAGAAGATATCTCTGGTGAAATGGAGAATAACGACAAGAAAATTGCCTCTCTAGCTGCCGAGTACGACGAAGACGAGCTCTTCCAAGCACTGGCTCTCAAGAAGCAGGCCGGCTCCATGATGGAGAAGGGCGCTTCCTATGGCGAAATGCCAGAAGGACTCAAAAAGCACATGGAAGAAAAGGAAGGAAAAGGAGAGGACGACGAAGAGAAAAAGGAAGAGGCCGATCACGCTGAAGAAGTAGTTGATAACGCCGAAGAAAAAGAAGAGGAAAAGAAAGAAAAGGAAGAAGCAGATCATGCTGAAGAGGTAGTTGACAGCGGCGAAGGCTGCGGCGACATGGAAGAAGAGAAGAAGAAAAAGGAAGAGGACGAAGACGAGAAAAAATCTGACATGTCCGAAAAGGTTAAAGAAGAAAAGAAAGAAGAGAAAGCCGACCATGCCGAAGAAGCTGCACCTGTGGCTACCGAATCTCTAGATCATAGCGAATCCGCTATTGGAGATCAGAGCGTTGATAACCTTAACGCTCGAGTAGCCGAACTCGAGGAAGAGCTTAATAAGCAAAGAAAGCTAGCTCGCGAGAAAGAAATTTCTTCGTTCGCTGAAGGACTCTACGAGTCTGGTAAGCTTACCGAACAGGTCGTACCTAAAGGAGATCTTGTTCGTTTCATGGAGACTCTTAATAATAAGAACTCTGTGAATTTCTCGGAGACCGGAAAGGCATCACAGTTTGACTTCATGCGTGGAGTTCTTGATTCCTTACCATCTATGGTCTCGTTTGAAGAGTTTGCAACACCAACTTCTGCACCCAAAAAGTCGAAGTCGGTCGAGCCCAACGCTTCTGGATACGCTTACGATCCAAACACCGCAAACGTTCATGCAGAGGCATTATCTTATGCTGAAGAGAACGACTGCGATTACTTAACAGCTGTTAAGTTTGTTATTAACAACAACTAAGGTAAATACTAATGGCAACAGACCCCCGCTATATGTCTTTTGACCACCAGTATGTCGAAACTGTATCGACCAGCGCCACAATTGCTGCTCACCGTTTCGTAACTCGTGCTGGTGCATACCCCGCCGCTGATGGCGATTTCGCCTCTGGCGTTACTATTTTTGATGCTCCTGGTCAAGGTCAACTGACCGCTAAGGGCTATCAAGTCGATGATGGATCTACTCTCGTTTACGAGGGTCAACTCAATCCATCCACCACTCCTTCTAAGCCTGGAGTGTTCCCATATCAAGGACTCCTTTCTGTAGTAACAGAAGGAATCGTTATTGTAGAGGTTGACGCCACTTCTGGTGCAATCGCCGTTGATGCCGCCGTATACGCGTCCGACTCCGGAGAAGCTATTGCTTCTGGCGGTAGTGGTACAAACTTCATTCTTGGTCGAGCTCTTGATACTGCTGCTGGCACCACAGCCGGTCAGTATATCAGAGTTAAGCTAGGTTCTGAAGGCGCTTCTTGATAAAATAAGGAGAATTTTAAAATCATGATGAATCTAGATCAAGTACGCGTAATCGATCCTATTCTTACGCAACTCGCCCAAGGCTACAAGAACGCCGAAGGCGTTGCTACATTCTTCGGTCCCGCTGTATCTATGAATACACGCGCCGGCCGTACACTCGTATTCGGCAAGGAAGCCTTTGCCGCTCAGAATTTCCTCCGCTCACCCGGATCTAATATCCAAAAGATCCAGAATGAGTTCGGAACGCGCTCGTTCGCTCTCCGTCAGGAAGCGATTAGCTGGGAAATTGCTGAGGAAATCGCAGCAGAAGCCAAGAACGGCGCTGCTCAAATTGACCTTCGTCAGTACGCTGCAAAGGACGCTGCAAATCGTCTTATGCAGTCATGGGAGATCACCGTTGCTGATGCTGTTACAGCCTCTGCTTCGTATGAGACCTCTTGCGTATTTGACCTTGCTACTCGCGCTTCTGGCGCAGACAAGTTCAACGCTGCTACTTCTGACATCGAAGTCCTAATCGACGAAGCTAAGGAAGCTGTTCGCTCTCAGATCGGTACCTATCCTAATAAGATGGTTATCTCACCTGACGCCTTCAACGCCCTCAAGCGTAACAAGAGAATCAGAGACTTCATGCAACGTGGCGTTCTCGTCAACGAAGCGACTCTTGCCAACATCTTTGGCCTTGACGAGATTCGTGTTGCACGTCGTCTTAAGCTTAACCAGGCGACTGGATCACTTGAGAACATCTACACCAACGTAGCGGTCCTCTTCTACCAGCCTTCTGGTGCTACTGATGGTTTCGCTCCTGCATTGGATGCAAACTACGGTAACCCTGCTTTTGGATACACCTACACTCTTGCTGGTTATCCTATCGCTACTCCTGAGCGATTCAACATCGAACGCCGTGTATTCACCGGTGACATCCTTGTTGAGCGTTCATTCGAGCTAGTTGGCATGGGCGAAAACGGTAAAGTTGGCGCTGGAGCAATCCTCACCAACTGCGTCTGATTTATAATCGACAACTTAACAAACTGGCTGGCCTTCGGGTCGGCCCTTTTTGTTTAAAGTAAAAAGAAGAATAATATAAGCTATGTCAGGACCTCAGCCTCCAAGAGATATATATGGGGTAGCGAGTAATTGTAACCTAGCGACTGTTGATTACTTTGTATCTATTTTTGGATTCCAAGAAGCCGTAGAGTTATCTAATATTGAAAATCCTACCGGAAACGGGATAGACGCAGATAAAATCCAGCTCGCGTTAAATGACGCTGCTCAGTTAGTAAATAACTACATTGAAAGTGCTCCGCCTCAGGGTAAAGTACTTATAGCCGGCTCATTTAGAAGAACTCAGGCTACTATCGCTAGATTCTATTTAGATGTCCTCCGCCCTAGGACTCAAGTCCAAGAAGCAGCGGAGAAGGCACTACAACAACTAGAGGCTTGGGGATCTAAGGGAAGTCCAAGTGCGGGGCTTAAATGGCAAGAAGCCTATCGTTACTGGAGATCTGGTTGCTCGATGACAAAGAGCTCTTATCAGAGAGGAAGAAGCTTTACCGATCCCTCACTTAATAAGTGGGTGCTACGCGAAGGAAGTAATGATAGAGGATTCCCGTACGCTAATAGAGAATCTCCCGTTCTTAATAGGTACAGTGAAAGATCTCTTGAGCCAGAGACTCTTGGTATTAAAGATGTACAATCTGATAGTAATCAACGTTCTAATGTATTATTTGACGCCCTTGAAACTACAAGATCTCTATCTAGCTTTGTGAATACAGAGGATTCGGACAGCCCTGAAGATGGCGACGGTCTCGTTGCAGATAATACCACCCCGTCTGCAGATGGAGAATTTGATAATTATGGTGGTCTAACTACTGAGGATACTTTCTAATGTCTACAAGCTCTTATAAAGGATACAACCCATACTACCCTACAGGAGAAGGTAGTGGGGCAATGCATCTCACAAACAACGACTCAGGAAACTGCTATGGCTACTTAACGGGCTATAAGACGGGTATTTTTCCTGATGGTACCAAGCATAAGGAAGACGCCGCAGCGCTTCGTAAGTATATCATCTCCTTAGAATCTACTCGTAAATTACAGGATCTATCAGACGTTAATTTCTCTAGAAATGTAAAGAAAGGGGACTTCCTTATATACGATAACACTAGTGGGAAATGGGTTCTAACCGATTATCTGTCTGGTGGCGAATTCTAATGCTTTTAGAAATTGAGAACCAGCTACATACAAGAGTGCATAGCACCATAGGCCAGAGTGCTGTGGTCTTGAGACTAGCGGAAGAGCTAGATCAATCTGGTCGTGTTGCGGAGCAGGCCATGATTATTATTAGCTATGTCTCTGGTTCATCAACTAACGAGATGGGCGGCGGAGCGTATATACCCACGGTCAGGACGAGAAGAATGACATATAGTGTCACTCTTGTTCAGAAGCAAACTCAAAGGGAAGGGCATAGTTTCTCTCTGCCTATCTTAGACCTAATTGCCGATGCCGTGACAGGATGGGTACCAGAAGTACCAGGAGTAGAATTTGCTACAGGATTTGAGCTAGATAGCGAGAGATTTGTTCAAGTCACAGAAGCCTCTCAATTTATATATGAACAAAATTATTCTGTTACTGTCTCTATATCTGATGGTAGATTTTATACTCAACCTTGTGCCGCTTTTGATCCTATCTCTATTGTCGATT